TCAACTTACGAGAGTTATCCGGCCAGATTCACTCTCGTATTTCCCTTCCTGTGCCAGAAATGTGACGGCGCCGCTAAATCTGCTCAAATGTTCACCACTCAGATGTGCGTACTTTGTCACCATTTCCAGTTTCTCCCACCCTCCCAAATCTTTGAGAACCATCAGCGGCGTTCCGTCCTGAACATGCCAGCTCGCCCAGGTATGTCTCAGGTCGTGAAACCGGAAATCCTTTATCCCTGAAAGCTTCAGCGCCCGGTTGAAATCACTCCGTACGAAGTAGTCCTGCATGGTTCCATCGGAAGAAAAAACATATTCAAAATCCCGGGGGATCCGATTCAGTATTGCTACGGCGTCATCACCCAGTGGCAATTGCCTTGCTCTTCCTGATTTTGCTACCTCCGCCTTCACGACTGCCCGCCTCAGACCCAAATCAATATCCTGCCAGGTGAGGGACAGAATCTCCCGCAGGCGAGCGCCGGTCAGAAGGGCGAATGAGCACAGGTTTTTCATCCACTCATGCTGAAGGTTGCCGATAAGCGATCTGGCATCGTTCTTATCCAGCCACCTGACGCGCACCTTTGGCTCACGCATTGTCTGTGCATAGGGTATCTGGTCAATCCATCCGCTCTTATAAGCCAGAGAGAAGCCACGCATGATAAAGGCCCGGTACCGGTTCTTCGTTGCGTTAGAGAGGCGCTGGTGGGTTATGCGGCTGTGAGTAGGTAGATTTTCCGTAATCTCCTCGCCGCTCACAGATGAAACCAGCCGGCCCTCAAAAAGACTATGCCAGTAGCGCGCATAGATTTTGATGTTCTCAATGTTGGCGTTATCTTCTGCGTCACGGAGCGCCAGCATGATCAGGTCTTCAAAAAGGCGTTCCGGTCGCTTATCCAGATTCTTCACAGCCCACGCTTCGTGCTTCAGCTTGTCGTGCAGCTGCTGTGCCTTCTCTTTTTCTTTGGTGCCAGCAGAGCGTCTAATTCGCGAGCCGTCTGGCTTCGATATATCAATCCAGTACGTGTTACCTCGTTTGTAGATCGGCATTTCCTCTTCTCCTTACCGCCTACAACAGCCAGCCGGAAAACATTGTTGTCGTTTGCTGCCTGCTGTTCAAACTTTTTCATACTCTCTGAATTGGCACGCCAGCAGCCGCCCACTTTAAACATGTGGAACCGGGCCGGGTCTCGATAGATAGTTGACGCTGACACCCTGATAAGCGCAGCGTACTCTCTGACTTTCATGAATGCCTCGTCCGGCATATCTACTCCTTATACGGCCAGTTCCAGACCAGCACGATGCAAATAAAAAAGACGAGCCACAGGGTGAACTCGTCGGGGGAGATGTCGCGGATGGTGTTCATCAGAACTGCTTGCCGTTAGGCTGGCTGCGGTTTTCTTTTTTATGGTCAGCGCGCTGGCGGTTGTAATCGAGCTTCTCCGCAATCGCACCTTCAATGTCGTAACCAAAAGCATGCGCATAATCGAGGATTCGTATAACAGCGTCAGCCAACTCAACCTCTGCCATCTTTCGGTGTGGTAAATGGTCATCCATGAGGTTCTTGCGCTCCCCCTCCATCGCCTCGCTGATTTCTGAGTGGATAAGGCAAAGCAACGTGCCTTTCTCGCGTGGATTCTCCCACCAACCAGCCTCAATGTTCTGTTGATGGATTCTTTGCTGAAGCTCTTTTATAGACATAACAACTCCTCACGCAGAGCGCGATAGTGAATAGGGTGGGTGGGGGGTTACTTCAGGGTGATGTGGGGGATTTTTCCAGCAGCGATAGCGTCAAAGACTGTTTTTGCTGCGCCTTCCGTCATGCCATATCCTGTACCTTTCAGGCACAACCGCATGGCAACCTCTGAGTCTTCACGCTTCCGTTCTGCTTCAGTGCGGACAGGGCGAAAGCATTGCTCAACTGCATATGCCAGCATTCCTCCCCGTCCGCCATCGGCTTCATAAAATGCGACAGGGGAGCCATTGGTAAAACCGTTCCCGATGATTTTCACTACCTCGCCATGCTCTCCAACGAATTCAGGAAAATCGTTGCCGTAGAAGTTTACCAGCTCGCATTCACAGCCAATCGGCGGCAAACCTTCTCCGTTCCACTCAATACTCATGCGACTCTCCTGTGCTGCTTAGCGCGCTCAATGCGCTCATGGTCTTCCCGGCACTCTGGTGAGCAGAAGCATCCGGCCGGCACCGCCTCTTCGCAGTAATAACAGGCACCGGTAAACACCATTTCCGGATGCTTGCGGTTTGCCAGTGCGATATTGCGCTCCAGCTCTTCAAGCTCAGCGGCCTGGTCTAATTCGTCAGACATGTTCTACCTCCGAAATTTTGGCGTAAAAAAACCGCCTCGGTGGGCGGTTGCATTTTTTTTGGAAGTTAAAGGATATCGCTAACTTTCCTTTTTGGCTTTTCGTCTTCTAATTCTTTCAAAAGCGCATCAACGTATCGAATAGTAGCTGTTGCGCATTTTTCAGCTGTAAGGGTTCCTTCGGAATCCGAAGCTAAGATTCCTTGGAAAGCCATCCCTATCAGCCATTGGCGGTAACTCATGTCTTCAACAGGTAACTTTTTATCGCTCATCATTTTTCCTCTTTCAAATAAACCGGGTCAGTGCCGCGCGGGAACTGCAGCGCAACGTTCCTGTAATGCTGCAATCTCTCTTTGAAATAATCTCTCATCGCTGCAGGCTGCTGCATCTCCACTTCATGCGGAATAACAGGCTGATTCATGCGCTCCTTGTATGCGACTCCTGACGCGGCTAAATCCACGTTAATCCGGTCCCGCTCTTCTCTGCTGCGTGCTGCTAAGTTGTGTGACATGGCGATGTCCTCCTGTGGGGAGTATATCGCTTATTCGGGCGGGGTGGGTGCTGCTGTGAGCATTGCAGACCAGATGCGCTTGCGATTGTCATGGTGCAGGCATGGTTGACCGTTGTGATGCTCTTTGCACCCGTCAGCCGAAAGCATTTCCCAGCTAGGCTCAATTGGCACCAGTTGCCAGCTATCTGGCACCATCTTCGCCTCAGCTGCCCTTGCTCTGTCAGCCCAATGATTCTTAGCGTCGAACATCATGCGGCATCGCTCTTCTGCTCCAGCTTTCTCAACCTCTGCTGCTTCTGCGCGCTGCTCCAGCGCCGAAAGCCTTTCCATAAGCGCATCGCGGATTTTGTCGATCTCTTCCTGTGCTGCGTCTGGGGTGCGAACTTCGCGCACATCAACACAGGCCAGGCAAAGCCAGTCAACAAACTGCGTGTTGCCAAAATTTTTGATACGTTCACTTAATGGTCTCATTATTCCTGCACCTCATAGCCACTGTTGGCAATTAATAGCGGAGCGCCTTCTTCGTCATAAATCACGCTATTCAGCGAGTCTGACCATGCTATCTGGCATTTCATCCGCTGGCTTTTGCTGCGGTCTGTGAAGCGGATATGAACCCATTCATGGGGATGCTTAACCGGATGCGCGGTCAGGGAGACGAGTGCCAGACTCTCAACCTTAATTCGCCAACTGATATCTTCCGAATCCGCAGGAGAAGGGATAATCTTCAGATAGGAAGTCAGGTCGGCAATGCTGTTTTTAAGCTGGCGCGCAATTTCCTGCTTCTCTTCGTTTGTCATGATGGCTCTCCTGCGCGGATTGCATGTGCGTAGTACTGCGGCACCGCTTCACCACTAACCCTGAATTGCTGCTCTGGTCCGTCAACCTCAGCAACACAGACAACTGGCGTTTCCCGCCCACCCACAATGCTATATTCAGCACTGTGCCAATCTTCCCTTTCCGCCCATTCTTTTGCTGCTGATTCATGGTCATACGCCTCAATTTCACAGGCATCCTCACGCTCTGAACCCATATCAGGGCACCACACTAAGAAGGTCTTCATCACTCACCATCCTTACCGGCGCGGAGTTGGGCGGCGAAATCTCCCAGGGTGAACACGATGCTCTTTAACGCTTTCCAGTCTTTGCTTCCGACTTTCAGTTCTGCACATTTCGCGCCGATTGCCTCAGCAACATAATCAACACCCTCAGCCCGCACAGAGTTGAGGTAGGCGTCGGTGGCTGGGGTGGACATTGCCTCAACAGCATTATCAATTTGTTCGTCCTCAAAGCCGCAAAACCGCGCTGCTTCTGGGTTCGCATTTAGAGCACGAATAATGTTGGCAGTGTGTTTCAGCGCCGCATTCTCAGCCGCCAGCGCGTCACGCTGTGCTTTGAGTTCGGCGTAGTCTTCGTATTTTACAAGTTCTCCATCGGAAGACTCACGCAGCTGAAGGCTCTCGCATATATCGTTCCATACCGCACCAATTCTATTAACTTCACTCATTCTCTTACCCCTTATGCCGCTGTCAGGCTCAATGCCGCGGCGAAAATAGTTAGTCCTGCACCACGGCACCAAAGCGGCCGCGCAGCTCTGTTTGATAGTCATTCCAGACGACATCAGGCTTCGTCACCACAATGCGAGGCAGCTGCGGATAGAAGGCTGCCTGCCGTGCATATTCCTTGGTAGTGCGCTCCCTGCGCCTTGCTTCCAGTGATTCCGTTGTGCGTGATTCAATCCGGCAACGCTCACCGTACAGGGCGGCTATCTGCTGCTGTGCGTCCTGCATAGCCAGCCGATGAAGGCGCTGTGATTGCGTCTTGCCAGGGCGTGCAGAGTCCGCCGAAGATTCGGTGAGGTTCATGGTCGGTGCCTTATTTGTGGGTTAAATCAGAAGGGAATATCGGTGTCGTAATCAGGTTCGGTAGATTGACCACGCGACTGTTGCGGCCGACTCTGTTGCTGGCCGCTCTGCTTTGGTGGCAGGTCGATATCCCGAACGAGGATAGTTGGCGTAGATACCTTTGTGCCGTCATCCTTTGTCCATTCTTCCAGAACGAACTCGCCGGTAACGGTGACCTTCGCGCCTTTCAGGATGCCTGCCGATAGCTTCTCAGCCATAGCGCCGAACATCTTGCACTGCAGCCAGGATGTTTTCTCGTTGTCACCAAAGCCTGATTTTGCCGGCACGGAGAATGACGCGATGTGCTTTCCATTTGGAGTAACGCGCAGAACGGCATCCTTGCCGACATTACCTGCGATTGTGATCGTGTTGATTGGCATTATGCTGTGGCTCCTTCAAGCTCTGATTTCTTCATGTCGTAGACTTCTTTTGCTTTTGCCTGCTCCGGAGTTCCGTCCAGCGCCTGCCACGCTCTGGCGAATGACAGCTTCAGCTCTTCCGGGGTTTTCTTGCTGAGTGCAGCCTCAGAGAAGGCGGCAAGGATGTCCGAGGGCTTAGGCTTAGGTTTTTGCTGCTGAGGTGCTGAGGCTGACTGCTGTCGGTGCTCGTTGGTATCAGCATCCTTCGAGTCATCGATACCGAACAGGCCATTGAGACAGTATTTGCGGGCGTATGAGCTGGTTGCGCCTGTTATCTGGGCATCATCCATGCCTTTCTTGTCGATTGCTTCACGGGCCATTGCAGAGGCGCTGTGGGTGGTTTCGCCATCGGTAATCGTAGCGGTGGCTTTGACGTAATACCGATCACCAATCAGAACGATTTCGTCAGAGATGGACAGGAACAGGCCATTAAGCAGCGGCTTAACACCCTCAAGAATGTCTTCACAGCTGCGGTAGTGATATTTGCCGAAACTGTTGTACTGGCCTTTTGGTGCCTCCAGCGTGCGCTGTATCTCTGCCAGCCTGACGTAGAATTCCTTACTCATAGCTCACTCCCATTCGCTCTGCCTGCTGCTCCGTACGGTAATCAGCAGCCGCATCCATTGCAGCCTGCTCATATGTCATTGGCTCAGCCAAATCGCCAAGCATGCCGCGCATCAGAGCGACAAATTCATCTTCGTTATGCTGCATGGTTTTTGAACCTCTTATTCCAGTCATCGTCCTGACAGTCATGCCAGCCCAGCGCAATCTCAGAAGCCCACGCATAGGCCTTATGCATGCCTTCCTTCGTGTCTGGGAAAGCCTCTTCGTACAGCTTGTTGAAGTGGCTGCAGCCCTGCTGAACCAGAATGGTTCCGTTCACCGGGATAATAGTCATAGCGGATTTACCTTCTGATTCAGCGTGTCGATAAGGTTGCGCCAGCCAGTGCGGAGGCGGCGGGTGATAGTGTCGAGCAGTGATTCGTCTAGCTGAGCAGCGCCCACGATGGCGCCGCCCGCGATGGCATAGTTCATCGTGGGTTCCTTGCTATTGGTTGGTATTAGTAGGTGATGCGGATGGCGGTAACTTCGCCTTTGGCGATCGCCGTGATTACGGTGCGCGCCTGTTCTTCTGTCAGGCCGACAGCAACGAGGTCAGCCAGTGCCTTGTTATTAACTGCCTTGCGGTGCGCTACATCAGCTGCGCGGGCGGCGGCTTCATCAGCAATGCGTTTTTCTTCAGCTAGGCGGGCGGCTTCGGCTTCACGGGCTTTGCGCTGCTCAGCTTCGATAGCGGCTTGCTTCTCACGCTCAGCCTTCTCACGCGCTTCCTGTGCCTGCCTCTCAGCGCATTCCTGCGCCTCTCTGGCTTCGCGTTCTGCACGCTCCTGTGCAGCTTTAGCGTCGGCCTCAGCCTTTTCCTTGGCGACCTGCAGGTCTGCTTCCCGCTTTGCCGCTGCTTCGCGCTCACGCCGCGCTGCCTGCTCTGCTTCGATGCGAGCCTGCTCAGCGGCCTGGCGGCGAATCTCTTCTTCGTGTGCGGCACGCTGGCGCTCTGCTTCGGCTTTCGCTTCTGCAGCATCGCGGTCGAATTTATCGTTCAGCAGCAGCGCCATTTCATGATCGGATTCAATCTGCTTTTTCAGGGCTTCTGCAGCCGCTTTCTGTTCGGCTTCGATACGCAGGCGCTCATCTTCAGCGGCTTTCTCTGCCGCGATGCGCTCCTGTTCAATGTCCCACTCATTTCGAGGGGCAAGAATCTGGTCGCGGATTGTGTCGCATTCACGAGTGAACCGGCGAAGCTCCTCTTCAGCAGGTTTAACCGCCTCTTTGAGGTGCTTCAGGTATGCGCGTCCAGGCTCTTCAATGGCCTTTTTACTTGAGCCGACCATGCGCGCCAGTGAGCCGATACGGTCCCGGCCTTTCTTGGTGCTGACGTCAGGCACTTCGGCGGCGAGCTGGCGAATCTGCTCAAGGTAAGCGTCGAGGCCGTTAGGTACATACAGTGCCGGAGCCTGTTCAGGTTTAATCTCCAGCACTGCTAAATCGGTTGTCTCAGTCATTTCCTTCTCCTGAATTCTGGGCAAAAAGAAGGGAGCCATTGCGGCTCCCATAAGGATGAAACGTTCTGGTTATCTATCCTGCTGAAAACTCAGCGTTGGTGCGTAGCACCTCAAAGCCGCCTAAGCAGACAGCTTTACGGTGTCACTCACAGCCTGAACTTTGCTAAAAGCTCTGGAGTCACTATTTCGTTGAAGTCCACATCTTCTAGCAGCTTGATGAAGTCCTCTTCACTCATGGCTTCGTCTTTGCAAAATCCAATAAACCTACTGCTGTTTTCAGTGATGAAACCCCTGATGATGAATGGCGATAATCCTTTGAGTTCCATCCTCTTTCTCCTGTAGTGGTTACTGGCCCACAACTGACCAGCCTGTTTTCTGCCAATCTTCACCACGAAACCATCCGCGCATTGAGCAGCCGTCTTCGGCGTAAATTCTTCCCTGCCGCATCTCGAAGTATTCTTCGCGGGTGAAGTATTCATTTCGTACGCGCTTACCATCTTCCATTGCCAGCAGCGCCTGACTCCATGACATGCCTTTGGATTCCATCTCAACCTCCTGCTATAAACCCCAGCACCATCAGCACGCCAAACACAAACCACCCAAATGCATAATCAGACGCGATTAACATGGTGCCTCCAGATGTGAAAAAGCCGCTCAGTGGCGGCTAGTTAATTGCTTCGTTTAGCATCTTCTCGATGGTTTGCTTGCCGTTCTCAATCTGCTCGACATGCTTATCGAATTGCTCCTGATAGTGAGCGCGATTTCTTTCTGACGAGGCAAAGAGGCGATCTCTAATTAGCTTCATCTCGTCCAGGCTGAAGTTGATTCCCATGTTTCGGCACTTTTTAACTTCATCAATGCTCAGACCATTACCATTCAGTCGCTCCAAAGCTATGCGCTTCACGCACTGTCTGGCTTCCTCGATAGTCTTGTAAAACTCAACCGTATCGCTGCCGCCACTGCCGTCTGAGTAGCGATTTACACGCAGCGCAATGTCACCATTGGAGCTACCTAATACCGATAGCATCTTGATGCCTTCGAAATTTTTTCGGCCATAGTAGTTATCAACTGATGACATAAAATCTTCGAATCTCTCAATGGAGGGAAGGCTGTAATCGCGCCTGATAGCAAACCGAACCTGCCCGGTCATTACATCTGAGAAGTGGTCTAAATCCGCCTCATCGATATGCTCAGAAAAGGCTCTTACCTGCTTAACCATTCCTTTCCAAAAGCTGAGAGTGTTTCGTAAATCTCCAATCTCCTTATTGATCTGCTCGGTTTTCAACTTAGCATCAGCCAGAGACTTCTCTTGCTTGGCCTTCTCGCGAGAAAGCCATGATTCAACTGGCTGGTCATGCAGGCTTTTAACCACAAATCGCTCACCACCAGGCAACTCATCACCGGCCTGAGTAACGAATACTTCCTGAACGATGGTCTCGGTATTGTTCAACTGACCAACGATTACAACTTTGCGTCCATCCGATAAAAACTTGGTTTCCATAACTACCTCGCTGTAATGCTTTCTGATTTGCGGTAACCCGCGTTGAATAATGCAATCTCAGGCAAGCACACTGATGTGCTCTCATGCCTGTCACGCAGAGAAGGGGAGGAGCAAGCCTTCTCGACTCTCTGGTTGCAGCTGGATAAGGTGCTGACGATGCGACGTTCGAAACCCTGCTGCTGCATCTTCATTGCCCTGTGTTCTACTGCGCGCTGCAGCTTCTTGCGTTGCTTATTGTTCATGTTGCCTCCGGTAATTGGCTTAGGTACTGGCGCCGGAACCTGTGATGTTTCCGGATTTCAAGTCGCTTCATAGTTCGGCCCGATGTACTGCTAGGCCTAAGCTCCACGACACGCCAGTCCAAAGCCAACTTCACTTTGGTGAGACCGAATCAGTCTCAATCTCTATTGTTAAAGAACCTGCCACTCCGTTCCCTGTGGCCTGCCAGCGCCCTGCTGATGGGATAAACAATAGCATTGCGTATTATCCATAGCAATACGTATTAGTAAAAAAGTAATAGCAATTCACATAAACTAATGATGTGAAAAAGAAAAAAATTACATTTTTGATGCGATCAGGCTATGGAATTGGAAGGAATTTAAAAAAAACAGCAATGGTTAACTTGATTTATAGGAGGATGTGTTTCACTATGAAAACACTGTTCGGATAAACAGTGGCTGCATTAGGCGTTCAGCTTAACTAGTTGAATTAAATACAAAACGGGAGGGGGTATGGCAACGGCTTTGCTTAGGAATAGGCAAGGAGGGTATATCGAATACACCCCCCCGAAAAAAGAGGAGGATTACTTTTTGCGCTTTAGATCGCGGAGGAGAAAGACCACTACGCCAACAACCGATGACTCCAGCGCTGGAACCAAAGGCACTCGCTCGTCATCAACGGATAAATAGCCAGTAGAGCCGCCATCGACAAACTTGTAGACCGAGTAAGATCCATTGACCTGAGCGTATACCAGATCGCCATTACCGGGCCTCTCAGCTGTATCAATGACTAGGACCGTTCCCGCAGGTGCTTCGAGGCAACCACTGTTTCTCTCAAGCAAATATGCGCGGCAAGTATCACTCTCGACCGATTTAGGCACATAAACATAATCAGTGGTTTGCTGATTATCAGGCCCGAACATCGGTACGGGGAATACCCCACCCAGCTTCATTTCATTCGACGGCTGCTGAGGATAGGTCATCTTCTCCTCAGAATTCATCTGGCCGCTGCCATTAGCAAGCCACTCGACGCTTACTGAAAGCGCCCTTGCTATATCTACGAGGCGTGAAGAGCCCTTAGCTTTGCCGTTAACGAGCCGCCAAATGGTAGGTTGAGCAACGCCAGTAGCTTTTGCTAAAGCACCCTGTGACATTCCCCGTTCTTGCATGGCCTTAGCCAGTCTTTCTGCGAGAGTTTTATTCATACCAGGCAATTTATAGCTAGGCGTATTAACCGTCAAATGCGGAAAGCTATTGCTTTCACCGATACTCATTGCTATTATTCTCACTGTGATAATACGTAAAGGAATTGCACATGACCAACAAAGCTATCCAACGAGCTGTAAACATCGCTGGCAGCCAGCAGAAGTTAGCTGCCCTGTGCGGCGTAAAGCAGCCAACTGTTTGGCGCTGGCTTCACGGCGGCGGCATTGATGCCAAATACGTGATGGCAATCGCCAAAGCCACGCAGGGAAAAGTTAAACCTCATGAGATCCGCCCCGACCTGGCAGAACTCTTAGCAGCTTCTTAAGCAACACCGCTCTTTATCAATCTGACCGGAGGCTGTTTCGGCCCCCACAAACGTAGTGACTTGCTCACCGCAATGTCACGCAATCATTTACCTGCATGGAAATTATCAATTATGGAACACGCAAGAAATAGCAAGTTGATCAACGAAGTAGAAACAGAATTACGCAGCCGCCTGACTCACAAAGGCCAGCGCGTTCTGGCTGATGAGGCCGGATGGCATGAATCGAAGGTAAGCCGGTTAAACCTGCGCGATATGGCAACGGTTTTCGTGCTGCTGGAGAAGGTGTGGGAAACGAGCCTGATTGCAGAAGTAGCCCGGCAAGCGGTTGCGGCTGCGATGGGAAAAGAAAAGACCGAGATGAGCGGTAACTCATTCTCGGCCTGATAGCGATTAGCGGAAACTAATAACTGGAGAAAAGTATGCCAGGAAGAACTGGATATGTAAACAGTGGCGAGGTGCTTTATGAGTAATCTCGCTTACGACAACGTTTCACCAATCAGGCCTGATACAGAGGCCGTGGAGCGCCGTGTGGTCGATACCGATAATGGGTTTACCAGAGTCGCTAACGAACTACTGGAGGCTATCGCAAGCGCCGATTTAACAGCTCGTCAGTTGAAGCTCATGCTGGCTTACATCCGTAAAACATATGGCTTCAACAAGAAATCAGATCGCATTGCCGATGAGCAGATTGCTCAGGTTACCGGCTTGTCACGGCAGAACGTGAACAAGGCTAAAAAGGAGCTGATTTCAATGAAGTGTCTGATAGTTGAAGGGAGTCAAATCGGTGTTAACAAGGAGGTCTCAGCGTGGCAATTCAGCAAGTGTCTCCAAGTTAGCAATTTTGTCTCTAAGTCAGAGACTTCAAATGTCTCTAAGTTAGAGACTTCGGATGTCTCGAAATTAGAGACACACAAAAGACATTCTTCAAAAGACAAGAAAGACAATATTAATAAACCCCCTATAGTCCCCCAGCCTGATGAAGTGAAATCGGCTGAAAAGCCAAAGGCAAAAACTTTCGACCCGATGGATGTCGCATTGCCCGAATGCGTTTCTGCAGATCTGTGGTTTTCATGGGTCTCATATCGCAGGGATATCAAGCAGGCAATCAAATCTAAGCAAACCGTCACTCAGGCGCTCAACCTGCTAAGCCGGTGTCATGCGAATGGTCATTCGCCTGAAGAGATCATCAACAACAGCATCGCTAATGGCTGGACCGGACTGTTTGAACCTAAACAGGCCAAGGCGCCGGCTCGCCAGAATAGTGGCCCAGCGAGAGCAGTTGCTGAGCGGTTTAACGAGAAAGATTACGGTCACACTCAAATGCCTTCCTGGGCGCAGGAGTAAATCATGAGCTACGAAAACCAGATTGCCAGCGATACCCGCGAGAAGATCGCAAAGGTTCAGCGTCAACTCGATGAGCTTTCATCGCCCCCGAAGCAGATTGAAAACACCGTTTTCGAATTCATTCAGGCAGTGTGTGACAAGCATGGAGCATTCGAGCAGCGATGCCGGAAAATGAGCATTGGCATTGGTGGCAAGGAGATGATCACCAAGAGCGAGTGCAAGAAATGCCTGGAAGAGAAGCTTGCCAGACTGAAAAGCGACGAGGACAGCATCTCCCGCCGTCGACGTGAAAGCGAAATCATGCGCCTCATGGGGAACCTGAACCTGCCACAGCGCTTTGCGCCTTCAACACTGGATAACTACGAGCCAGCAAATCAGGATGCCGCGCGCTGCCTGAAGCTTTGCAAAGCCTACGCAGCAAAATGGGCCGACCGGCGAAAGCAGGGTGGCGGGATGGTCATGTGCGGCAAGCCTGGCACAGGTAAAAATCACCTTGCCCTGGCAATCGCAAAGCACGTCATCAACGAGCACCAGCACTCAGCCATGTTCACCACGGCGTTACGTGTCGCCCGCGCCTTCAAATCAACATGGGGTAAGAACGCCGAGCAGACCGAGTACGAGGTCATTAGCGCCTACACGGATCCCGACCTGCTTATCATCGATGAGGTGGGAGTTCAGTTCGGAAGTGAGGCTGAAAAGCTGATTCTGTTCGAGGTGATAAACACCCGCTACGAGCAGATGAAGCCAACGATTCTTATCAGCAACCTCCCACTTGAAGAGCTGACCGCATTCATCGGTGAGCGCGTAATCGACCGTATGAACGATGGAGGCGGCTGCACACTCGCTTTCACCTGGGAATCCTACCGCTCACGAGGTGCCGCATGACACAGGTAACTCAACTGGTAATTGACACGCCGCTGATGCGACAGGCCCGTAACCTGCAACTGGCAATCATCGACCTGGCTAAGAAGCGCGACCTGAAGCCTGAGCAGTTCCGGGCGCACCTGAATGCTATCGACATGCTGGCGCGGGAAGCGCATGACCTGATGGTTGATGCGGAAGATGAGCAACAGCCAGCCAAAGGCCAGAAACGGGGAGGATTTTGATGAAAAAGCTAACCGCAGAGAAGTGCAAAAGCGTTATCGAAGGCTTCAAGTGGATGGCTGCCGAAGGTCCAGGTATGTCTATTCGCGATGAATACGATATTCAGGCTTATGAGATTGCACTCCCCATACTGGAGCAGCAGGAGCGGGGATGCACGAAATGCAATGGCACCGGCGAGATGGACAGCGGCGGAACACAGCCATGGGGCGAACAAATCCTAATCGAATGCGACTGCAAGTTTGAGCGGCAGGAGCAGGGTGAGGGTGAGTGGTTACACTGGAATGGTGAGAGGGCACTCCCGCCAGTAGATAGCCTCGCTTGGGTTGAAGTTAAGCGACGCAACGGACGTTTAGATCAGCGCCAAGCGCAAGACTTTGCATGGCGTAATCAGCCAGTAAAAAGCGGCATCGACATCATCGCCTACCGCATCATTCCGGAGCGGGCCACCAATCAGAACGGAGAGCAGTGATATGGGCTGGACGAGACTGTTAAACAAAAGAAATTCAGTAGCGCTGGTCGACTTCAAGCTGGACACCAAAAAGCAAACGAGCAGGTCAGTGTACCAGGTTAAGCACTCAAGCAGCATCCAGAAAACTACGCTTGAGCAAAACATAATTATTGAGTGCGACGCTTATGGGCGAATAACGCCAACCGTTGAACTTGATGGGTTTCCTCAAGGCTTAAGTGAGCGAGAGACGATGCTGAAACTGGCTGACTGGCTGCACCGCCTCGGAGTTTCTCTTGAAGATTACTGGAGTAAACCATGAACAACGTAATCCCCTTAAAACGCTCTGAGCACGTCATATCAGACGCTGAGCTGGATAAGCTGGCAAATGACATCAGCAGCTTTGCCAGACGCTATCCGGACTCAATGTGCCTGAGCCACGGCATCAGGAAGTTACTCAGCGACGCATTAAAGCGAGAAAAACGCGATGGAGACTCAACGTTACCTGTTGCGTGACAGCAACATCCGACAGAACTGCATCAGCGCCATCCAGCAACTCCCCGCCAATCCCGAAAAACCTCTGCAGGTAACCATCCAGGAAGACACCAGAAGCCTTGCGCAAAACCGCATGCTTTGGGCCTGCCTGCATGACGTATCAAGCCAGGTGGTCTGGTACGGGAAGAAACTCGACTCAGAGAGCTGGAAGCACATATTCAGCGCCAGCCTGAAAGGGCAGGAGACGGTGCCGGGTATTAACGGCGGCTTTGTGGTGCTGGGCCAGTCAACAAGCAAAATGCGCGTCAGTGAGATGCGAGATTTAATCACCTTAATCCATGCCTTCGGTGCCGAGCAGAACGTCAGATTCAGCGACGAGTCAGCGCGTGCGGCTGAATGGGCAGGAAGATTCGGGAGTGCAGCATGAGCAAAGTTAAAACTGCGGTACTGGATGTTTTATCAGATGGAAACTGGCATCAGACGTTTGAAATCGTCGATTCGGTATGCAAGCGGTGCCGAACCAATCGGGCCAACGTATCGAATGTCATCAATACGCTCTGTGGCGGTCATCACGTCATCCGGGAGCACATCACGGGCGGAAGAAACAACGCATGCCGCTACCGACTGGCAAATGAGCAGGCAGGCTTTGGTGTCAGCCAGCAGATGGCAACCCTGAATGAACTGCTTAAGGCCGCAAGGGGGAATCATGCGACGCACTAAATCCCTCTGGGAGCGAATGGAAAACCACGCCGTCTACCACACCAAACCACGCCGCAGAACACCTAAAACAATCCCATCAGCCAGCCAGGTAAGCACCTTCGATTATGTCGGCGGGCTGCTGCAGGCTAAATGGGACCGGCTCCGGAGGGCGCGATGAAAGAACGCTGCTGCCGATGCCACACCATCCTCACCTCAGAAGACAAGTATCACTACGGCCAAAATTGCGAATCGTGCGAGGTAGATTACCGCTATGAAGACCACGAACGGGACCAGCCTGTCAAATCTGCCTACTGGCGCTGGCGAGCCATCTGCTTCTGTGTGCGTTTTCTGTTCTGCGGCGCTTCCAGAATCAGTGGTGTACTGCTGCACAAGCTGCGAAATAAGCCTGATGCAGGACCCCAACTTTTTGATGAGCGGAGAGAGCCATGATAGAAGTTGTTAAACTAACACACGACCAGCTTTGCGATATCGCCTGCCAATTTCTACAAAACAACGGATTCAAAGTAGCCTTCCACGATAAGTTCCGCGCATGGACTGCTTACGGAGAGCAGCCGGACGCCATCGGATTTCGAAATGGAGCATCCTGCTTGGTGGAGGCAAAATGCTCACGCAGTGACTTGCACGCCGACCGTAAAAAGCCATTCCGCATCGATCCATCGAAGGGCATGGGTGACTGGCGCTTCATGATTAGTGAGCCGGGCATTGTAGATGTTGTAGATTTACCCGATGGATGGGGCTTACTTCATGTGGTTAAAGGCCGAGTTAAAAAGGTGCATGGTTGGCCCGGAAATGCATTATGGGTTAACACGCTATCAAAACCATTCCAAGCGAACAAGCAAGCTGAGTGCGACATGATGTTCAGCGCGCTTCGTCGAATGGATATTCGCGGACACCTGAAAGAAATTTACGATGGTCTGCCTGCACCCAAGGAGGCTGCCAATGGCTAAAGGCATCAAGCCGCCGAAGCCTAAGAAATGCAAATGCTGTCCTGAAAAGTTTTTCCCCCGCAATAGCCTCCAAACCGTCTGTTCTCCCAAATGTGCCATCCAACTCGCTAACCAGTTATCCGAGCGCAAGCAAAAGCGCCTGGAGAAAGAGGAGCGTGCTGCATGGAACAAACGCAAAGCCGATGTGAAGCCGTTAAGCCACTGGATGAACATGACCCAGCGGGCATTCAACGACTACATACGGGCGCGGGACGGGAATATCTGCATCAGCTGCGGGAGCACAACAGCAGTCAGCTATCACGCTGGACACTTTCGGACGACAGCATCGGCTTCGCAGTTACGTTTCAACGAGGACAATGTTCACAGCCAGTGCAGTGCGTGCAATACGCATCAGTCAGGCAACATCAGTCCATACCGCATCAACCTCATCACCAAAATCGGCCTTCAGCGCGTTCTGGCGCTCGAATCAAACAACGAACCTCACCGATACACCAGAGAAGAGCTGGACGCGATACGAGCGCGTTACAGGGCGGCTCTGCGTGAACTGAATAAACAAAGAGAGGCAGCATGAAAACATTTCAGGAAGTCCTGGAAGAGTCACGCAAAAGAATGGCTGAAAACAGATTCACGCCAAAGGTGAAGTGTGCCATCTGCTTTGGGCGCGGTGATGTCGCTTGTTACCCAGCATTTAACCGGGCTGGGACGGCAGAAATAGTGCGGCAGCCTTGCCAGCGCTGCGGCGGCACCGGGGAGCACACAACATGGTGACCGAATACCTCAGAGAGAAGTGGCTCAGGCTCCGCATCCTCAAGATGCGCGGCATGTACGAGATCAACTACCGGATAATCCGCAATACGGCGAAAATGATGGGGGTTAAGCATGCGCATTGAGCGTGACTATCAGCAAATCGTCAGGCTGTCAGGCGTAAGAACCGCAGCGGATATGCGCCGGTTATTCGGCAACGGCTGGAAGACCATCAACAAATCACAGCAGGCATGGGTGCGTCATCTGCTGGGGGTATGGGGCGATCACCTGGGCGGGGAAGATTACGACCGAGCAGAGGTAAACGTGATTGGCCGCCTGATGATGCGCTGTGAATGGAGTGAGCAGAAGGGCAGGCAGATAGAGAAAATCGTGTCACAGCTGCATTGTGAAGGGCTGCGCGGTGAAGAGCTGTTCCGCAAGGCGCGTGACCTGCTTATCCCTCAATCATCAACGGCAAACATCATCGCTCTCGCCAAAGAATCAGATGATGCCGCCTTTGTTGAATCAGTCATGGTAAAGACGTTTGGTAAGGACAACCCGCTTCGAAACGTAGCAAGATTACGCTACTGCAAACGCAAGAGCGTGCAAAACATCGGCTCATCACTGATTTATTACTGCGCCATCTCACCCAAGGAAGCCCGAAACAGAATGGAATGGGCCATGGATATACTCGAAGGAGAAATGTTTTACGCAATTAAACGAGAAATGGAGAAGGAGATTCTTAAAATCGCTGCGTGATTATACAAAATAGCACGAAATGACAAAGACAAAGGGCAAGCAACCTGGCACATTAACGGCATGATCGGGAAGTAAAGCGAACAGATCGCGGCTTTACCGGTCAGTTGCATAAATGTGGATGCCAAGAAGCCTCGCGACCTCACCAGTCGTCGGGGCTTTTTTATTATCCGCTGCAGGGTATAAGCATAAAATTATCCCTTCCATGGGATAGTTGCTCCTAACTGCTGCGAAGTCACGATTAAGATTTGATACTTTCGGCAAACATCGCCAAAGCCTTAGTCACTACAGCTGACTGAGGCTGTCCTGTTTGCTCTGCCAGTGATTCCAGAAGCGCGATTGTGTCGGTGTGCAATTTGATGCCCTTTACCTTCATGCCGCGCTTCTCATCACTACGTTTTTGCCGATCGTCGTTAGTTGATTTCATAACGTCACCACTCTAAAATCTGGGGTGGGGTTGGAGGGGATTTCTCCCCTCCGCCTGACTGTCTTAGTAAGCTGGCGAGCTAATCACTAAGAGAACAATCAGGATGATGATTAACTTCATCATAACCCTTACCTCATGTTGGCCTCTGCTTCGGTAGAGGCCTTCCCGTTTCAGCGTCCTGCTGATGAAATACATTGTAGGTTAACCTACATCTAAGCGCAAGTGTTTTCTCTGCGCTTCTACAGCAAATTCAAAGAATTATTAAGGCTCACTTCGGTGGGCTTTTTTCGTTTTGCGCGCGCCATACAACACCAGAAGCGATTTCCCCTTGATGGCGTAGCGCATCTTTTTTGCAAACACAGCGGATGTAAATCGTGCGGAGGAGTTTCAGGAAGGTTTCTTACGTGACACTAAGAATTCTAACCTGGCTCGCTCAGTTCACAATTTCATCAATTCCTAAAAGCGAGCCTCCAGTCCTGGAGGTGGATATGAAAACTATGGCAGACAAAGTAACGACAGCCGCGGCGTATACAACGTCGGGGGCGACTTTCCTTGCCGGGAGCATGTCTCTAAACGAGTGGTTAGCTGTGGGCGGTTTCATTCTGGCTATCGCGACATTCATTGTGAACATTCACTTCCAGCGTAAGCGAGACCGGCGTGAAGAGCGCATGAGTCAAATGAGATGGAGTCCGGCAAATGAGTCTGATAATCCCGATCCTCAACTTTGAAGAGGGTTACGTAGAGTCACCTTATCTCGACACTCAGGGCTTTCCCACGGTGGCCGGTGGTATCCGTATCGGTCCCAAAGGTGCGCCGCTCAGCAGCTACACCTTCCGCGTTCCCCGCAAAGTAGGGGATGTGTGGAAGCAGGCGATCGTGGATGAGAAGGTGCTGGACATGAACAGCCGACCGGCAATCTACGCAGCCCTGAAGCAGTGCAATCCAGCTCGTGCAGATGTGCTGTACAGCATGGCTTACCAGATGGGCGTCGATGGGCTGGCAGCCTTCAAGAACACGCTGGTCATGATTTCAAATGGCAACTTCACTGGTGCGGCAGAGGGGATGCTGAATAGTCTCTGGGCTAAACAGACTCCCGGCCGCGCGCGTCGCCACGCTGAAGTGATGCGTACCGGCTCATACGATATCTACAAGGGGAAGATATGAACGTTATCGCCTTCCTCGCCGTGGTTATCGTTGTGATCGCCATTGTGCTTCTGGTGCGTAAATACAGCTCGGTTGAGTTCGTAGCCCATGCACGACTGCTGTTTCGCGCCTGGTCAGTCTGGCTGACTGGTGCCGGTACGCTGTTGGGCGTCTACCTTGCCTCCGCGCCTGATGCGATTATCTCCGCCTGGAATATGTTGCCGCCTGACCTCAAAGCCATGCTGCCGGTCAACATCGCGCAGTACGTGAGCTACTTCATTGTCGCTCTGGGCGTTATTGCTCAGTTCATCCGGCAGCGCAAACTGAGCGATCGCAAACAGCAAATGGACGGCCAGCCATGACAACTCTCGTTCATCTTTTTGCAGGCGGCTGGAATTATGTTCTCGCCTTCTTCGCTCTCATTGCTGCTGGCGTGGTTGCTTACTTTGGCGGTAAGAAAAAAGGGAAAACTGAAGAGAAGGCAAAGGCTGATGTGGAAGCGGCAAAGGTTGAGTCACAGCAGGTTAGTGATGTGGCTAAGGTGCAGGCAATCAATACGGAGAAGGCCAACAGTGTTAAAGAAAACAATGCTTCTCTGTCTGACGCCGCTGCTCGCGACAAGCTGCGCCAGTCACAATTCAACTCAGACGACTAAAGCCCCGACAAAGACAGTCGATTCACTCTGCACTCAGGACGCTCCAATCAGGACGCACGGCAAAGATGCTGATGTGATGGACGTTCGCACCGTAAGGGCAATCAACACGCATAACGACCTGTGGGTTGCTCTGTGTGGTAAGCCAGTAAATCTGTAAGGCATTGCAAGAGGCATTAACTTTTCCAGATGCCTCTGACAATGCTCAACAGTATGTGGAGAAACATAATGGTAAATGGGCAAATCACCATTCGTAAAAAGTGGGTGCAGCTGACGGACGGCACCGCAGATTTAGACGCGCAGATTGCCAATGGCTATTTGTGGGTGCTCGACACCACTAATGCGGATAAGCCTCAGCAGTCTCCAGCTGATAATGCGCTGGGCAGGGTAGAGACAGATTCCCTGAGCATCACCAAGCCGTCTGTAGTGTGGGTCATATCACCGACAGGCGATCCGGTAACCATCTTCGCTATGTGAGGCCATATGACCGTTTACTATGGCAAGCAGCAAAAGAGCACTCAACCGGGTGAACCTCTACCAAACAAGCTATCAGTGGGCAACGTCATCACGCTTTCACCTGGCAGCAAAGCCGCGGTAGAGATAACCGGTGATGCGCCAGCACAGGTGATTAACTTCAGCCTGCCGGCCGGTAAAGACGGAACCAGCCCGACACTGAAGATTGGGAAGGTGACCACACTCGCTGCAGGTAGCGCGGCAACCGTAACTCTCGGCGGAACGGCTCCGGATTACACAGTCGATTTCGGCATCCCTAAAGGTGACGCAGAGACCAATGCAGCCCCTGTTCAGCTTGAAGTTGTCGCAGGCTCAGTAGCGACTGCCGGCCAGAAGGTAGCCATTACCTTTGCAAAGAAATATTCAACGCCCCCTGTGGTGCTACCTAATCCAATCTGGAATGGTCAGCAACTCATTCAGGGGCAGGCGTCAGAGATAACCACAACTGGCTGTAACGTCACTGTCATGCAATCCAAAGGTACACTGCTGCTATCGAGTGGGCCATTTGAGAGCGCAGCGGCTAAAGCGGCATTCAGCATGTTCGTAATAGGAAATTAAATGGCAAAGCTCACCGACAAACAAGGGCTGTTTGCTGGTGAATCAACTCAGCGCCCCCTACCCAGGCAAGACTTTCTTTCAGCATTCCATCCCCACATCAGTCTTGCGCCTGCTAATGAATTATCTGATTGGATTAATGAAAACATCCTCAGTGAAGATGGATTCTTACACAACCCAGACCACAGCCATCTCTTAGAAGCCGACATCCGCTTCATGTGGGCATCAAGTGCCTTCACAAAGCAGGGCAGGACCGTATTAGGGCAAGCTGAAGAAGTCGCTATGCGGGCAGGTGGCTGGCAGAAGGCAAGAATGCAACAACAGATGCACGACTGGTTCGGAGAGGTTCCGCGATTCATCATAACTCTTGCGGGTGATTACTGCTCCGAGTGTAGCGACCTCGACTTCTGCGCACTGGTTGAACATGAGCTTTATCACATTGGACAAGCTCAGGATGAATTTGGCGCACCCAAGTTCAATAAAGAGGGCCAGCCAGTTTTGACCATGCGCGGACATGATGTTGAAGAGTTTGTTGGTGTTGTTCGTCGATACGGAGCCAGCTCAGACGTTCAGCAATTAGTGGAAGCTGCCAGCAAGCCTGCTGCGGTGGCCCACCTCGATGTAGCCAGAGCATGCGGAACATGCCTCATGAAGCTGGCATAACGCTTTATTCAGATTGTCATGGAGGTAGCCTGTGGCAGCATTATCGACAGAGGTTAAAGCCTTCATCGTGCAGTCTCTGGCGTGCTTTGAGACGCCAACAAAAGTCATTGAGCTTGTAAAGGCTGAGTTCAATATTCAGGTATCCCGTCAACAGGTGTCTCAGTACAGCCCCGGAAATGCGATGGCTGCTAAGCTCAGCCAAAAATGGATTGACCTGTTCGAGAGTACCCGCCTTAGATTTCAAAACGAAATATCCGATATCCCGATAGCAAATAAGGCCTACCGGTTACGCGTCCTTGATCGCATGGCAGCGAAGGCAGAGGGTATGAAAAACCTATCTATGACCGCTCAGTTGATTGAGCAGGCTGCGCGGGAAGTTGGTGATACTTACACAAACAGACTGCGCGTGGAGAGCACTGGCAAGGATGGCGCTCCAATAAGAACCGAAAACACCACTATGTCACCTCAAGAAGCTGCTGAGCACTACAAAAAACTGATGGGTTAGATATGCCAATTCCATTCCCTTTCGACTTCAAAAAACCGGACTACGCTCAGGTTTTTGAGTGGAGAATGGAGAGGCTTCAGCGCATCCGCGCTAATCCCGCGATGTTGCCTGCGCTGAAGGCCTTTTACCGGGACAATCCAGCACAGTTCATTATCGACTGGGGTATGACAACAGACCCGCGAAACCTCGATTATGGCCTGCCTGTAACAATCCCTTTTCTGCTATTCCCGAAGCAGGAAGAGTGGATCAACTGGATAATGGACCGACGTCGCAGCATGGAGAACGGCATCACTGAAAAGAGCCGTGAGATGGGCCTCAGTTGGACTTCAATTGGCCTCGCATGCTCTCTCTGCCTGTTCAATAAAGAAATGGTGATTGGCTTCGGCTCCCGTAAAGAGGAGTACGTAGACAGCACTGGTGACCCAAAGGCCCTATTCTGGAAGGCGCGTAAGTTTGTCGAAACGCTGCCGGTTGAGTTCCGTGGAAGCTGGAGCGAGAAGAAACACGCCCCTTATATGCGTGTTGAGTTCCCCGATACAGGCGCTGTGCTGAAGGGCGAGGCAGGCGACAATATTGGCCGTGGTGACCGTACCACGCTGTATTTCGTGGATGAGGCGGCGTTTCTGCAGCGCCCATTACTCATTGATGCTGCGCTATCGCAAACAACTCGCTGCCGCATCGACCTTTCATCCGTAAACGGAATGTCGAACCCATTCGCACAGAAGCGCCACGGCGGTCGAATCCCGGTATTCACATTTCACTGGCGAAGCGACCCGCGCAAAGATGATGCCTGGTATCAGAAAGAATGCGCGAAGATTGACAACCCGGTTGTGGTGGCTCAGGAGCTGGACCTCAACTACTCCGCGTCAGCTGAAGGTGTGCTTATCCCTAACGAGTGGGTGCAGGCCGCAGTGGATGCTCACATTAAGCTAGGTATCTCGCCAACTGGCAAGAGATTGGGCGCGATGGATGTCGCAGACGAAGGTAGAGATAAAAACGCCTTTGCACGCCGCTACGGATTCCTTCTTGAAGAGGTTGATGAGTGGTCCGGTGTTGGCAGTGACATTTACAGCTCTGTAGTGAAGGTCTTTGGCCTGTGCGATCACAACAACCTCGAGGAATTTCGATTTGATGAGGATGGTTTGGGCGCCGGCGTACGTGGGGATGCAAAAGCCATTAACGAGCTTCGCCAGCCTGAAGGCAGGCCATATATCCTCGCAACCCCATTCCGGGGGAGCGGCTCAGTATTCGACCCTGAAGGTGAGGCGGTCAAAGGCGACAACGGGCAGCCATCTCGACTCAACAAAGACTTCTTCGCCAACTCCAAAGCACAGAGTTGGTGGCACCTCCGTAAGTTATTCAGAAACACTTTCCGCGCTGTTAACGGGATGGAATTCAATCCTGATGAAATTATCTCGCTCAGCAGCGGCATCAACAATAAAGACAAACTAATCATCGAACTATCCCAGCCGACCTACTCAATTAACGGAGTGGGGAAAATCGTCGTGGACAAGCAGCCAGATGGCACCAAGTCACCTAACCTGGCTGACTCAGTGATGATCAGTTATGCACCTATGGAAACCACGCTCGATATCTGGGCGCAACTTGGGAAAGGCTGAATATGTCCGAAACAGAAAGCATGTCGCAGCCTGTACCAACGCGTGACAGCTATGAAAACTTCATTGCCCGGATGGGCGTCAATGAGTCGAACCAGTCCGGTGCTGGCACCTACCGCAATAACTGGACGTCCCGCAACCGCCTGCTGATTGAGCAGGCCTACCGCACATCATGGCTGGTTGGTGCAGGCGTTGATGCTATTCCTGATGACATGACCCGCAAGGGCGTGACCATCACCTCCAAGCTGGAAGATGGCCGCAAGAAGCAGCTTGACCACGCATGGGATGAAATGGGCCTGTGGGAATCACTCAACGACACCCTGAAGTGGGCGCGGCTCTACGGTGGCGCTGTTGGCGTCATCCTGATTGACGGACAGAACTACTCAACGCCGCTTCGTGTCGAGGCTATTGCCAAAGACTCGTTTAAAGGCGTGATGGTGATGGACCGCTGGATGCTCAATGCCATGACGGAGCGCCGGGTGAGTGAGCTGGGGCCGGACTTCGGCATGCCAGAGTTCTACAAGGTCGTGACGTCAGCTACCGGCATCCCGCCGTGGCGCATTCACCACTCCCGGCTGATTCGGTTTGACGGTATCCCGTTACCGTATCAGCAGCGCCTGACTGAGAACGACTGGGGCATGTCGGTGATTGAACGTTGCTTCGATCGCCTACTGGCCTTCGACTCCACGACCACTGGCGTCGCTCAGCTGGTCTATAAGGCTCACCTGCGCACCTACAGCATTGAAGGCCTGCGTAAGCTGTTAGCGATGGGTAAAGACAGCCCGATGTTCAAGGGGCTGATGTCGCACATGGACATGATTCGCGAGTACCAGAGCAACGAAGGCATGACGATTATGGACGCCGCAGATAAGTTCGAGGCGCACACATACTCCTATGCCGGTCTCAGTGACGTGCTGGCGCAGTTTGGTCAGCAGGTGTCAGGCGCTTTCGGCATCCCACTGGTGCGTCTGTTTGGGCAGTCTCCTGCCGGCTTCTCTACAGGTGACACTGACCTGGCTAATTACTACGACAACGTGTCTACCCAGCAGGAGCGCAAGTTACGCCGCCCCATCCGCAAGCTGTTTCAGGTTCTGCACATGAGCCTGTTCGCAACACCTCTGCCTGATGACTTCACTTTCGAGTTTAACGAGCTGTGGCAGACACCAGACAGCGAGCGTGCTGACACCGCGACGAAGGTTGTGGCCGCAACCGTTCAGGCTGTTGATGCTGGGCTGATGACTGAAAAAGCCGGGGCAATGCATCTGCAGGAAACGGCACGCGTAACCGGCATCGGATCAACCATCAGCGACGAGGATATTGATAATGCCAGTGACCTCCCGCCGCCGAGCGAGAAAGACCTCGATAACGTCGAAGCCGCCGAACCTGAAGCGCGCCGAGAGGCAACTGGGAACACAGCTACGACAGATAGCGCAGGCGGTGGGCGCGATAGTCGAGGGTTCTTACGATGGTTCAAATGACAGCGTCACCGACATTATGGACAGGCTGGAGCGTTACGCCGACCTGATTGAGCCATGGGCTGAAGCGGTATCAAATCGGCTCATCAGCACGCTGGAGATTGCCGATGATGCGATGTGGCGCGAGCGCTCCTATCAAATCTCTGCCGGCCTGCGTGACCTGATGGCGGGCAGTCAGGGGATGGTCACCCGCAGCATCATTCAGGAGCAGGTGAAGCTGTTCAAGTCACTGCCGCTCGAAGCCGCCGACCGGGTCTACGACATTCACAATCAGGCGATTGAGGCTGTCGTATCCGGCAAGCGCTCCAGTGAGCTGAAGAAAGAAATCATGCGTACGGGTGAAGTCACTGAGTCCCGGGCGCGCACAATTGCCCGGACTGAGGTTGGGCGCGCATCCACCGCTATCACGCAGGCTCGCTCAACCGCAATCGGATCAGAGGGATATATCTGGCGGACATCTGAAGATGGAGATGTACGTCACTCTCACGACCTGATGAATGGGAAGTATGTCCGATGGGACTCACCCCCAACGCTTGATGGGATGGTTGGGCACGCAGGGCAGTTTCCAAATTGTCGATGCTACCCAGAGGTTGTGTTCCCTCATTCAAATGTATTTGCTTCCAACTCTCGCCAGACTCTCGACGGATTAAATATCGCCTCAGTTAAAGGGAAATCTGTGAGGGTCAGGGTTAAGGCCTAACGATGCAATATTTCTACACCACCCGCCTCGGAAACACTCGATTTGAGATGGCCGATGGCTCCCTGCTGTGCAAAGACGTCCCGATCGCCCGTATCGGCGCGCAGGTATATGACGAAAGCGAGCTGCCCGGCATCGTTGGTGATGACGATGGTGAGATTGTCGTCACCCGCGACGCTGACGAGGTGTTCCGGCCAGAAACACTCGCCTCATTCGAAGGCATGGCATTCACGCTGGGCCACCCGAAAGACATGGTCAATCCCGGCAACTGGAAAGAGCACGCGCACGGGCACATACAGAACGTCCGGCGCGGCACTGGCGACCAGTCAGATTTAATGCTGGGTGACATCCATATCAAGACTGCTGAAGGCATTCAGAAGGTGATGGACGGTCAGGACCAGATATCGATGGGCTATGACGCTGAGTATGAGCAGCAGGCACCCGGTCAGGCCCGCCAACACACAATTATCGGTAACCACTGTGCGAGCGTACCCAATGGTCGTGCAGGCATTCGCTGTTCAATTGGAGATAGCACATTCATGACTACCAAAAATCAGGGCTGGCTTAGCCAGCTGAAGCGGGCCATTAAAACCAAGGATGCCGATAGCCTGGCTGATTTGGTGGACAATGCGCCATCAGAACTGGTCGAGCCAAGCCTTGATCTGGCACGGGCAGTTAACATCACCATTAACCCGGCGCAGCCACTGCCACAAGAGCGTGAGCTTGGCGGCCTGACTACCGATGAAGAAGGTAGTGAAAGTGGCGGCGCCATGAGTATCGGCGAGCTGGAGAAGAAAGTTGATGCTCTGGCATTACTGGTTCAGCAGCTGGTTAACCCTGCCTCTACCGCAACCACTGACTCCGATCCGGACGAAGAGGAAGAGAAGAAGAAGGCCACCACTGACGCTGCATACCATCAGGGCGTTGTGGCGCGTGCTGAACTCATCATGCCTGGCGTCAAGCTACCTGAAGGCGGCAAGCTGGCGGCGTTTAAACGCTCCACCATGGACGCAGCATTCAGAACACCAGAGGGTCAGGCGCTGCTTGCGCCGCTGGTTGGTGCCACGCCTGACTTCAGCAAAATGCCAAAAGCGACGCTGGATGCCGTGTTTGTGTCTGCGAGTGAAATCGCTAAATCACGTAACGCTGCGCCGGTCACCACCTCTCGCGCTGCTTTCTACGATTCATCCAACAAAAACTCACCGGCTGCTCTCAACAAAGCCTTCGCCGCTCACTGGAAAAAATAAGGGATAAACCCATGGTTGCATATCTGTACCGGATGCCAGTAGGCATCGCCGGGGCTATTTCACGCCCTCAGGACCTGACCACCGAGCCGGTGATCATCGATTCATCCAACGTCTTCGCTGCCTATGGCGTGGCTGGTAAAGACAGCGCAGATGGCAAGTTTATCCCGCTGGCCGCATCTGATGCCGCCACTGTGATTACCGGTCTGTACGTTCGCCCATATCCAACCACATTGACGCCAGACATGGTCCGTCAGGTTGGTACCGGGAAGAATTTCACCGGCGACGTGATGAAGCGCGGTTACATGACCGTGAACATCGGCAGCACCGCAGTTGGCCTGGTTAAGGGTGGGGCGGTCTATGTCCGCAATGCCAATCCGACCGACGCAAGCCCGCTGGGTGCAATTCTTGGCGCAGCAGTCACCGGCGAAACTGTCGTGCTGCCTAACGCCTCCTTCACCGGTGCAGGCGATGCCGCTGGCAACGCTGAAGTCGCTTACAACATCTAAGGGAACCGCTAAATATGTTTACTTTTGACCAAGCCACCGTTGACGGTTCTGGCGCTTTCCTGGTTGGCGAGCTTGAGCGTCTTGACCAGAACCTGAATATGCCGTTGGTGGGATACACCTGGTCGCGCGATATCGAGCTGCGCGAAGATGTGTCTATCGCTGATGACATCAGTTCTTTCACCAACTCTCAGTTTGCTGCCGCGGGTACACCTAACCCGGCTGGTAAAAACTGGATCGGCAAAGACTCCACTGCAATCGCAGGTGTTAACGTCGACATCTCTAAAACCGGCTTCCCGCTGACCCTATGGGGCATGGAGCTGGGCTGGACCGTTGTCGAACTGGCTGCCGCCGCTAAAGTTGGCCGCCCGCTGGATACCCAGAAGTTCGACGGCATGCAGCTGAAGTGGAACATGGACACCGATGAGCAGGTATATCGCGGTGACAGTCAGCTGGGCGTTAAAGGCCTGACTAACTACGCCGGTGCTGCGGTAACCAACGCGCCGAAAACGTGGGCAGCCTCTACTGCCGATGAAATCCGTACCTCGATCAACCTGTTGCTGTCGAATGCATGGGCAGCCACCGGTTACACCATCGTTCCGCGTGACCTGCTGCTGCCACCAGAGCAGTTCGCTCTGCTGTCGAGCATCATCGTCTCATCTGCCGGTAACCAGTCACTGCTGACCTACCTGCAGAACAACACCATCGCATTCCATCAGAACGGCACGCCACTGAATATCCGTGCTGTGAAGTGGCTGAAAGGCGCTGGCGTTGGCGGCACTGACCGCATGATGGCCTACACCAACGACAAGAAGTTCGTACGCTTCCCGATGGTTCCGCTGCAGAACATCCCGGTTCAGTATCGCGGCATCTACCAGCTGACCACGTACTACGGCAAGCTGGGCGCTGTTGAATCTCCGTACCCGGAAACCATCGCGTATATGGATGGCATCTAACCTATCCGCCCCGAAAGGGGCATTAAGGAGAATGTAATGGCTAAGAAGACCATTCGAGTGCACACCCCGTTCAAGTTCAACAGCGAAGACGGCACGGCGCAGGAGTTCAGCGTTGGTGAGCACACTGTTGACGACAAGGTTGCCGATCACTGGTTTGTCGCCGCGCATGCCGATGTCACTGGCAAAACCAAAGCGCCGGCAGACACCAAGGAGTTTCAGGCCCAGCTCGACAGCCTGACCGCGCAATTGGAAGGCAAGGATAAGTCCATCGGTGACCTGCAGTTATCAGTAACCGAGAAAGACGAAATCATTGCTGACCTGACCGCTCAACTGGCAGCGCTGCAGCAGCCTGTGATTGATCCGGAGCCGGAAGGTAACGACGATGGCAAGAAACAAAAACCTGCCGACAGTAAGTGATTTCCGCCGCGACTTCCCGCAGTTCTCTGACGCCACCAAATACCCCGACGCAGTAATTCAGTTCCGTCTAAATCTCGCCGACTTGCTCATTGATGGCTCTGCTATGGGGGATATGTTCCCCTACTTAGTGGAGCTGTTCGTGGCGCATTACATGGTGCTGAACGCAGCTGATACTGCCGCCGGGGTCCTGGGTGGTGCCGGCGGTGCTACGAGTGGCGTAGTTGCTTCCAAGTCAGTCGATAAGGTCAGCGTGAGTTATGACAACAGCTCGACATTAAACGCTGATGCGGGTTTCTGGAACTTCTCACGCTACGGGGCTGAGTTCTGGCAGATGCTGCAGTACTTCGGGTATGGCGGGATTCAGCTATGAAATCAGGCCTGACGGTTCGTGCTGACAAAGCGCAAAGCATTCTGGACGCCCTTAAAACCCTCGCGAACAAGGATGTTCTGGTGGGCATCCCTGAAAGCAAGGATGAGCGTCAGGGTGACAGTGAAGGTGAGTTTGGTAATGCTGGCATCGGGTATATCAATGAAAACGGATCGCCCAAGCAAAACATTCCGGCTCGTCCACATTTGAAACCCGGAGTTAGGTCCGTTGAGCAGGATTACCTGCCTCACCTGAAAGCCGCGGCTCAGAAGGCGCTGGACGGAAATGCAGAGGGCGCGGTGACATCACTGGATCGTGCTGGGACTGTTGCCGCCAATGGCGTGAAGCGATACATCACCATCACCGGCTTCACTCCCCTGGCGGATGCCACGATCGCTAATCGCCTCCGTCGCGGACGTACCGGTAATAAGCCACTAATCGACACAGGCGAGTACCGCCGCTCAATCACGCACATCGTGAGGGATAAAGATGCCGACTCTTGATGTAACTGACGTGCTGCTTTCACCTGAGTTTCTCGACACATCCCTCACCGTTAAACGAAATGTCCAGACCGTCGATGATGACGGTTTTGCCACCAATATCGCCACGGTGACGCCATTTGGTGGAGTGGTGACGGTTGACCGCTCACTGGAGGCCCGGCGCATGCAGGCCGGGCAGGTGATTAACGGCGCAATCCTGATTGTGACTGTTTTCCGCCTGACCAGCGGCAACACCGGTATCGATGCCGACATTGTCACCTACCGCGGGCGTGAGTATCGGGTCACATTCGTAGATCCATACACGGCCTACGGTGCGGGATTCGTCCAGGCTCATTGCGAACTTCAACCATTTGATGGAGGTCCAGGTGAGTAACGACAGCACATCTTCCGGCTTTCTGACACCCATCAGCGCGACACAGGCCTACGATGAGACACTGGAGCGCGAGCTTAGCCAGTGGGCAAGAGCATTGTCCGGATTACCGGCTGGCATGGTGCGACCACGCTGGACGGCTAAACAGGCAGCACTCCCTTCGGCTGAGACTAACTGGTGTGGGTTCGGAATCATCGGCTTCACCGCTGATAACGCCCCAGCGTTCGTCCGGCAGACTGACGATGGTAATCAACTCTGGCGGCATGAGGTGATTGAAACGCTCGCATCCTTCTATGGCCCGCAAAGCCAGTCGATTGCCACTCTGTTTCGCGACGGCCTGACGGTTGAACAGAACAACGAAACACTCAAACAAAACGAGCTGTCGCTTGCTGATTACAGTGAACTGACAGCCTTCCCCGAGCTAATCAACAACCAATGGGTTCGCAGGTACGACATCACTGTGCGCCTGCGCCGCAAGGTAATCCGCGACTACGGCATTAAATCACTGGTCGAAGCGCCAGTATCATTCTTTGGAGATTAATCTATGGCACAGGGCTTACCTGTATCCAACGTTGTGAACGTTGATGTAATCATGTCGCCCACTGCGGCGACGGGTCGTAATTTCGGCTCGCTGCTGATTCTCGGCACATCGACTGTAATCCCTGTGTCAGAACGAATCCGGCTCTATACAAGCTCAGAGGATATCGGCGTTGATTTCGGTGAGGACAGCCCGGAATACGAAGCAGCGCTTATTTACTTCTCACAGTCACCGCGACCATCACAGGTCTATGTTGGCCGCTGGGCCAAGACTCTGGCGACGGGCGAAACCGGAAGTGTTGAGACGCTGGCGCAGGCGATCAGCGCAGTACTGCAGTTCACCAACTGGTATGGACTCGGCATTGCTGATGAAGACGACCTGACGCCTGCAGAGATTACGGCGACCGCGGCAGCTATTCAGGCATCCAGCCTCAGCCGCGTATTCGCAGTTACTTCTGCTGATTCAGGCATTATCGACTCGGCAACCACTTCAGATGTGGCATCTACCCTCAAAGCAGCCGGTTACAGCCGCACGTTTGTTCAGTATTCGACGAAGAGCAAATATGCAGCGCTGTCAGCGTTTGGTCGCGCCTTTACCGTTAACTTCACCGGCAACAACACCACGATCACCCTCAAGTTTAAAACTGAACCTGGCGTGACGTATGAAACCCTGACCAGCGCACAGGCCGCCGCAATTGATGCGAAGAATGCCAACGTCTACGTGTACTACGCGAATGACACAGCAATCCTTCAGCAGGGCGTGATGTCCAACGGCGACTTCTTTGATGAGCGACACGGGCTGGACTGGCTGCAGAACTACGTGCAGACAAACCTGTTTAACCTGCTGTACACATCAACCAGCAAAATCCCGCAGACAGAAGCCGGTATCACACGCCTCCTCACGAACGTTGAGATGTCGCTCGACCAGGCTGTTTCGAATGGGCTGGTCGCGCCGGGTGTCTGGAATGGCGGTGACATCGGCCAGATAACTTCTGGTGACACCCTGACTAAGGGCTATTACGTGTACGCACAGCCCCTATCATCACAGGCTCAGTCAGACCGTGAGAAACGCCGCGCGCCGCTGATTCAGGCTGCTATCAAACTGGCCGGTGCAGTTCACTACGCCGATGTTCAGATCAACGTTGTTCGCTAAGGGGATATAGATGAGTACCTACAGCTTTATGGACATCACGGCGTCCATGACCGGCCCGACCGGCTCAATTGACCTTGGCTACGGCTCTGCGAACGCCGAAGAAGGCATCACGGTAACGATGACCGAGGCTAAAAACACCATGACGATTGGTGCGGATGGCGAAACGATGCACAGCCTGCACGCTGGCAAGAGCGGCACCGTGACCATCAACCTTCAGAAAACCTCGCCAGTAAATAAGAAGCTTTCCCTGATGTACAACGCGCAAAGCCAGTCTTCGGCGCTGTGGGGGAACAACGTGTTCCTGCTGCGAAACAAAGCATCAGGCGACATCGTTACCATTCGCTCTGCGGCATTCCAGCGCCAGCCAGACTGGAACAACCCAAAGGTTGCCGGAATGGTCGCATGGGTGTTTGACGGCGGCAAAATCGACGAAGTGCTCGGGGAGTTTTAATCGATGGAATTTGAAATCAAAGGCGTTAACTACCGCGCATCAAAGCTCAGCGTCTTCGACCAACTGAAAGTGTCCCGTAAGTTGCTCCCGGTTCTGGCCGGGATGCTCGGTGACTTTCAGGGCATTAAGGCTGCCGCGCAGGGTGGCGATGTGAATAAAGCCATTGAAAGCGCGCTACCGAAAATTGCTGACTCGCTGGCAGAGATGAGTGAAGAAGATACGAATGCGATCATCTTCCCCTGTCTGTCCGTAGTCGCTCGGCAGAACGGCAAAGTATGGGCACCGGTAATGGTTCAGGGCGCGCTGATGTTCGATGACATCGACCTGATGAGCATGCTGCAGATCGTCGGTCGGGTGGTGGGCGACAGCCTTGGAAATTTTTTGCCCGCAGCCCCCGACAAAGAGATTGCGGACAACTCAGCGGCCTGACGCTTGAATCCCTGCCGGATGGTGAAGACTTCCTGATGCGCCCGGTTGATGCCGGGTACATCAGCTACACCGCGCTGAAAGATGGTTCAGTAGACCTCGCAGACGTTGCGCGCATGAATGACTGGCTCGACCTGAAAGCAGATAACAACAATCGTATTGAGCGCTGGAGACAGGATAATGAATGCTGAGACTATCAAGGATTTTCTGGTAAGCCTCGGCTTTCAGATTGACGATGCTGGCGCGCGCAAGTTTGACTCTGTGGTGCTGGGCACCACGCTGCAGGTGGTGAAACTCGGCGCGGCAGTGGAAGCTACTGCCCTGTCAGTGGTGGCCTTCACAGCCAAAATTGCTAGTGGGCTGGATCAGCTTTACTGGTCATCCCAGCGTACCGGCGCGACCGTTGCCGGGATTCAGGCAATTGGCTATGCCGCATCTCAGGCGGGCTCAAGCGCAGAGGCTGCGCGCGGTTCCCTTGAGGGGCTCGCGCGGTTCATGCGCAACAATCCCGGCTCAGAAGGTTTCCTTAACCGACTGGGAGTGCAGACGCGTGACGCCAGCGGCAACATGCGGGATATGGCGAGCATCTTCACAGGTGTAGGCCAGAAGCTCAGCAACATGCCGTACTACCGCGCAAATCAGTATGCGCAGATGCTCGGCATCGATGAAAACACCCTGATGGCGATGCGTCGCGGGCTGGGCCAGTTCAACCAGCAATACACGCAGATGGCGAAGGCTATCGGATTCAATGCTGACCAGGCGGCAATCAGCTCTAACAAGTTCATGACCTCGCTGCGCGCTTTCGGGCAGATGGCGGGCATGGCGCGCGATAAAATCGGCTCCAGCCTGGCTGAAGGCCTGTCGGGTTCAATCGACACGCTGAGAAAGCAGATTGTCGATAACTTTCCGAAGATTGAGCAGACGATCACCAGCGGTGTGAAAGGCATTCTCTGGATGGCAGAGGTGATTGGCCGCGTAGTTTACCGACTAATTCAGGCTGCCGGAGATATACGTGAGTGGTGGAACACCCTCGACAAGGGAACTCAGCAGCTTATAGAAACGCTTGGCGCGCTTGTTCTGGCGTGGCGGATTGTTAACAGCGCATTCCTGACATCACCTATTGGCCGAATCATCGCACTTGGCCTCGCCATTCTCAGTCTGTATGACGATTACAAGACATGGCAGGCTGGCGGTAAATCCCTTATTGACTGGGAGAAATGGCAGCCGGGAATCGACGCCGCTAAAAAGGCGCTGGACTGGTTTACCGACAAGCTGAATAAGCTGAATAACGGAACCCTGACATGGAAAGGCACGCTCCAGTCGCTTTCTGATTTCATGAAAGGCGACTGGTCGAAGTCGATTAACGATGCGATCGCCTCCGTTAACCGTGCTTTTGGCGGCTTCCTGACCCAGATTGGTCAGAAGTTCGCTAATAGCCCGTTCTGGAAAACGCTACAGCGCCTCCATATCGTCAATGAGAAAGACACTCAGGACATGCTTAACTTCTTCAGTGGCGAAGGTGGTAAGCCAACTGCAGCCGCTGCACCGGACAAAATGCCAGGCGAAGATGACGGCCCGGAAGCAATCTACCCTGTCGACGGACCAGCCTCACAATATGCACAGTCGCTGAAGCGCGGGGAGCGAAATAATAACCCCGGCAACCTGAACTATGCAGGTCAGGCAGGCGCAATGCTGGAGCGTAGTGGCGGTAGATTCGCTAAGTTCCAGTCTGCTTATGATGGCCTGCGCGCGATGGCGCGCCAGCTGATGCTGTATGCCCGTCGTGGAATTAACTCTGTTGAGGGCATCATCTCCACCTGGGCACCATCTTCTGAGAACAACACTGGCGCTTACGTTAACGCCATCTCATCACGGCTTGGCGTTGATCCAAAGGCCGCGCTTAACCTGCAGAACCCGCAGGTGCTTTCTCAGCTGATGAACGGCATCATCCACCATGAGAATGGCCGCAATATCTACTCCAGCGAGCTGGTCAGTCGTGCCGCATCCGGAGCTACCTCGCCTACAGTCAATCAGGAAACAAACATCCATATTCACGGGGTGAGCGATCCGGAGCGTGCAGGCAGCAGCGTCGCAGAGCGGCAGATGGGCGTTAACTCCAGGCTAACCCAGCAACTTACACCGGCGGTCAGATAATGGATATTCTCTCTACGCTGTTTTCACAGCAAAGCAGGAAGATAGGCCTGATCATCCCGGACGTGGTCATCTCTGAGAAGCACAGCGATGTGCTGGAAATTACAGAGCATCCTACTGAATTGGGCTCGCCGATCGCTGACCATGCTTACAAGCGCCCGGCAGAGCTGACAATGGAGGTTGGATTTTCCGGTGGTGGCTCGTTGCTGGACTTGCTCGACACCTCATCTGTTGGATTAAGTCTTGGGCTTAGCCCGAAAGAGACCTACCAGCGGCTTCTCGATCTGCAGGCCAGTCGCGTTCCATTCGATGTGGTAACCGGCAAGCGTATTTACAGCAACATGCTGATACGCGTGCTTGATGTAACCACCGACCGGACGTCTGAAAATGTCCTGATGGCTTCCCTTACACTCAGAGAAGTAATTATCTCGCAGACGCAGACAATCAGCGTGGCGAACAAAACCGACATGACAGATGGAGTGAGTACCTCACCAGTGCAAAACACCGGCACCAAGTCAGTGAAAAGCGCCAATGAGTCGCTCCTTTCTAAACTCTCAAGTTATTTTTAGAGGTGGGCATGCAGGGATATGAAATCCCGCTATCTCCCGATAATCAGGCATTCAATATCCAGCTGAATAACACCACCTACCAGTTACAGGTTGAGTGGCGCGACTTTGCATGGGTACTTGATTTGAAGGACAGCGGCGGCAATGAAATCGTAAGCGGGATTCCCATGGTGACAGGAGGTAATCTGCTTGCTCAGTGGGGCTACCTTAACCTTGGTTTTGCGCTTGAGGTGGCCTGCGATGATGCCTCGCAGGATTACCCGACCAAAACTGACCTGGGTATCCGCAGTCACCTTTACGTCATTAAGGAGTAAGCATGAGCCAGAACTGGATGCGCCACTTTGAACTGCTCCTTGTTGACGAGTCCGGCACGGGCATCAGCCTCTCCGATTTCAAAGTCGTGTTTAATATCGAGTGGACTAATGCGCTATGGCCGCGCGTTGCCACGGTGAAAATCTACAACCTGAAGAAGGATACTGTCAGTCGGATACAGGGGAAGGAGTTTTCACGCCTGAAGATGATCGCCGGATATGACGGACTGGCTGCGCCGGTCGATGCCAGTCAGGTCGGCATTGCACGCAATGTCGATGCTACTCAGGTCGGACAGACTGAGGGTCAGAACTTCGGCCAGATATTCGACGGTGAGATTCGCTTTACGATAACCGGGCGCGATAACCCCACAGACACCTACATCCTGATTCAGGCCATCGATGGTCACCAGGCGTTTGTGGCTGCAAAGGTCAACACCACGCTGGCAGCCGGTTACACGGTGGCAGACCTGCATGCTGCCACAATGCAGAGCTTCCAGCCTTTCGGCGTCACTCAGGGCATCACTGCTCAGATGCCGGATACCGTATTCCCACGCGGGCGGGTGATGTATGGCATGGCGCGCGACGTGATGAGTAACGTGGCTGACCAGTGCAATGCGAACTGGCAGATCGTGGATGGTCAGGCGCAGATGGTCAGCACTGATAAGTACATCCATGAAGCGATCGTACTAAACAGCCGTACCGGACTCATTGGCATGCCTCAGCAGACCATGGGCGCTGGCGTTAACGTTCGATGCCTGATTAATCCCAACATCAGGGTAAGCGGACTGATAGAGCTGGACCAGGCCTCCGTGTATCGATCGGCACTCTCCAGTGACGAAGTGCAGCGGTCTGGTGGGCGCATCTTTGAGACCGAAAATAACGGGAATCTGAACGTTAACGGAACCCTGCAACAGCCCGCAAGTATTGCGACCGATGGCGTGTATATCGTGCAATCCATCAGTTATACTGGTGATACACGCGGGCAAGCCTGGTATATGGATTTGATGTGCAGCGCCAGAGGTTCCGCAGACCTTCAGACAACATCGGCCTTAAACAGGAGTGCGGATGCATGAAAATTAAAATTGTAATGGTCGCCCTGTCATTCTTAAGTGCGGGTGCATTAGCAGGTGATATAGCTAAGCCTCTAATGCAATGCGGGCCATTTACACTGTCATCAAGTAATGATGGCTTCATGCATGTAAATAACATTCGCCCGGTCAGTCAGAAGTTCAGGTTCACAAACGTTGCTGACGATTACAAGAACATCACATATCAATGGATGGTGCCTCGCACCGACTATCCCGGCTACTACGGTATGGATTTTATCAAGCGTAATGGCAAAGCCATCCTGAACGTTGAGGCCATCCGCTCAAACATGGATGAGTCTAGAATGTTCGGAACATATGATTGCAAGCGGGTTTAGTAAAAGTCATCAGCACTTACCTGAAACTGCCGGATTATAGCTGCCAGTTCAAACGCCAAACGTAACCTGCAATCACGCCTAAAGTCCTCTTCCGCTTAACCGATAATCAATACATGTGATTACCGATGAAGATTCTGGTTTCTATCTTTGTGCCATTTTAGCAGTTGCAGGTATGACCCGCAGGTAATACACTCAACGTTACCAGATTGGTAGCAGTTGAACCGATAAACAGCTGTTCTAACCTATCTGATTATGTTTCAGTCCATACTGAGGCATTTTTTTACACCTAATTTAGAGGTATATCCATGGGTCACGCACAGAAAAAGGCAGAGCGTTTGTACATTCCGCCTCGTGACAAGCGCGCCATAGCGGGTCCGAGAGCGTCAATTGGTGACGATTCAACGCATCATGATCAGGTCAGAAATGCTTTTGGCTTTGGTTTCGCTCGCTATGAAAAAGCGATGGATGATCTGTCAAAAGTGTAAGCGAGCTAAGCGTAGATGGCTGAGTATGTTGAGGGAGTAAATTACCTTTCAGTAGATGACCTAATTTTTATAAACAGGTCTTTAATTGAAGCTCAAACGCCATCAGAGCAAATTCGCGTCCTAGACGACAACAGTCTCGGTTCATCACAGGCTCGCCCTAGCCAGATAAGATACTATGAACAGACAGATGATATGTTTCGTCTGTCTGCTGCACTTATCGAGAGCATCATCCAAAACCATTCATTTGCAAACGCTAATAAGCGTACGGCAATGATGTCAGGTTACATTTTCCTCCTCATAAACGGATATGAACTGACCGCTCCTGATCATGAAATGGTCACCATTGCGGAAGGTATCGCGATGAAGGAATATGACGTTGAGGACCTTGAGAACTGGCTTTGTCATTGGGCAAGAGCATATGATTCAAGAAGCCTGTGCATTAAGGCTCAAGTCAGGATCTGCGAAATCTTGCAAATTAAAATAAGCAAATGATTTTAATGGATTAAAATAGACATCGCTAACTAAACAAACCCGCCATTGAGCGGGTTTTTTTATGCCCGGAGAAAGCATGCCAGTTTCACCACAATCACAGGCTGGCGGTGAATCGCAGGCCTATAAAGCGCTATCAGATTCCATCTTCTCCATGCTCCGCGTTTCCATGCCCGGCATCATCCAGAGCTTTGATCCAATAGCCTGCACTTGCACTGTTCAGCCAGCCATCAGCGGCCAGACGGCCGATGAGTTGGGTAACTTCAAATCGGCACCGCTTCCTCTGCTTCTTGACGTCCCTGTGATATTTCCTCGCGGCGGCGGATGCACAATCACCTTCCCGGTTAAGGCCGGGGATGAGTGTCTGGTCATCTTCAGCGACCGGTGCATTGATTTTTGGTGGCAGAACGGCGGCATTCAGGAGCCAGTAGACCCGCGCCAGCACGACCTGTCAGACGCCTTCGCTATCATCGGCCCTCAGTCACAGGCTGAAGTGATAAGCAACATCAGTACCTCAACGCTGCAGATGCGTACCGATGACGGGGCGGCTTATATCGAGCTGGACCCGAACAGCCATGCAGTAAATATCGTCGCGCCTGGCGGGCTGAATGTAACAACCCCTTTGGCTAAGTTCAGTCAGGCGGTAACGATTACGGGACTGCTGACGTGGATGGGGGGCATGGTTGGAAGCCTTGCGACCGGTACCGCTGCAAAAATTACCGGCGCCATAGAATTCATCGGCAGCCTGAAATCAAACGGCAAAGACATCAGCGACCAGCACACGCATAACGGCGTGCAGTCTGGCTCTGGCAATTCCGGCAAGGTGAACTGATGCGATACAGACGCGAAGATGAAAACGGTGATTACACCTTCGGTAAAGGGGATGACACCTGGCTGATTAACTCTCCAGAATGCGTAGCTCAGGCGATCAAGACGCGATTCCTGCTCTGGTACGGTCAGTGGTTCCTCGACACGACAGAGGGCACACCGTGGGTTCAGTCGGTGCTCGGGAAGCAGAAACCTGAGACATACAACCTGGCTATCCGAAAGAGGATACTGGAGACGCCCGGTGTTAACTCGATTAAATCGTTTGATACCAACCTGAACACCTCATCCCGGCGTGTAATTTTTACCGCAACCATCGAAACCATCTACGGAACGACGACCGTCACAAGCGAGGCATAATGGCTCTCAATCTCGATACGCTGGGGCTCTCCGCTACGGTGACCGCCTCAGGGATAAGTGCGCCCGATTACCAGACAATCCTGAGCACTCTCACCAGTTATTTTCAGCAGATTTACGGCACCGATGCCTATTTAGAACCAGACAGCAAAGACGGTCAGATGGTTGCCCTTGTGGCACTAGCAGTGCATGACGCCAACAACACAGCCATTCAGGTTTACACGTCATTCTCGCCATCAACCGCACTGACTGACGCTCTCACGCGTAACGTGAAAATCAACGGCATCACACGTAAACCCTCAACTAACTCAACGGTTGATTTAACGCTGACAGGAACAGCTGGCACCACCATCACCAATGGATCGGTGAAAGATGCAAACGGCATTATCTGGAACCTTCCTGCCAGCGTGACTATTGGCGTAGGCAGCTCAGTAACGGTTACAGCGACCAGTGCCGTGCCTGGTGCTGTGGCAGCAGTTGCTGGCTCAATCACTCAGATCAACACGCCTACACGTGGCTGGACAGCAGTTAGTAACTCAACTGCGGCCGCAGTGGGTTCAGATGCAGAAAAGGACTCGGCGTTACGCATCAGGCAGGGCCAGAGCGTTGCTATTCCTTCCCTCACGCCATTTGAGGCAGTCGATGGCGCGCTAGCTAACGTTTCAGGAGTAACCCGCCACAAGCTCTATGAGAATGACACCAGCGTAACGGACGCCAACGGGATTACCCGAAATTCTATCGCTGCCATTGTGGACGGCGGGGATGCCACGCTTATAGCACAAACCATCCGCGGCAAAAAAGGTCAGGGCGTAGGAACATTTGGTAGTACAACAATTCAAGTTCCCGATAAGTACGGCAACCCGCATGACATCAGATTTTCTCGGCCAACAAATGTGCCGATTTATGCGGCAATTGTGCTTAAAGTTTTCACCGGCTACACCACGCAAATTGGTGAACAGATTAAGCAGGCGATAGCTGATTACATTAACTCGTTGACGATCGGGGATGACGTGTTGCTCAGTCGCCTGTATTCGCCTGCAAACCTCGGCGTAGTCAGTGGCGGCAACGCCCGCTATTACGACATCAACAGCCTGCAGATAGGTAAGTCAGCCGGTGCGGTTTCAGCCTCAAACATCGTCATCGCCTACAACGAATCGGCCACCTGCAGCACTGCAAACATCTCTATCACGGCATCGTCATGAGTAAATACACCGACCGTATAACCAATTATCACAGGGGTAAGCCCCTGTTCGTTGATCACGTCGACCTCTCAACACGACCACTTACAGATACATCTGTTGCCATTAAGGGACTTGTTTCAGCCTTTGATATTGATGAGGCGGTGGGCGTTCAGCTGGATGCGCTGGGTGAATGGATAGGCAGGAGCCGGATTGTCAGCCAGCCGATATCAGGCGTGTATTTCTCATTCGATACTGCCGGACTGGGATGGGATCAGGGTGTATGGCAGGGACCATATGACCCTGACGCCGGCTATACCAGTCTCAGTGACGACACTTACCGCATCATCCTGAAAGCAAAGATCGCAATCAATAACTGGGATGGCACCAACGATAGCCTGCCTCAGATTCTGGATACGGCGCTGGAAGGTTCCGGCCTGAGCATGCAGATCGTCGACAACCAGGACATGACTATAGGTGTGTGGGTATTCCCGGACACAGATATCAGCAATGTGTCCCTGGAGTTGATTGCTGCCATACGTCAGGGATACCTGACTGTTAAGGCTGCAGGTGTCTACGCCGGAAGCATCTCAACTCCATCAGTTATCACACCCTCGACGGGAAACAAGTTCTTTGGCTTCGATCTCGACAACAAATACATCGCCGGATTTGATGATGGCGCTTGGGAGAAAAAATTATAATGGCTACTAACGACTTCAAACCCTTCGCTGTTGGCTCTGGCGCGAACGTTACAACTCAGGCTGATTGGGTGGCACTGGCTGCTCTGGCTCAAGGATTCCAGTCTGGAAAGGCTTCATCCGCTCAGATCAATAAGGCGCTTCGTCAGAGTTCAACAATTGCCGCCATGATGGGTCAGTTCATCGCAAATTCCGGAACTGATGCGCTGGATAATGGTGACGTGGCAACTATGGTGACCAATCTGATTGCAGCATTGAAGGGGAACCTTAGCCTTAAGTCTGCCGCATATAAAGATGCTGGTAATGGGGTCGGGCAAATACCTGACATGAGTTACTTTGCAAACAGCACGGGGTCACCTGGTTATCAAAAGATTCCTGGTGGATTAGTGATGCAGTGGGGAACTGCAGCGGTTCCCTCAGCAGGCTCGGCAGTAGTTACATACCCTCTAGCCTTTACTCAGGGTATCGTTCAGATAATAACGCCAATCGATAGTAGCTCAACAAACAACTATCGAGTGGGCGTTGATACATCAACGCTTGCAACACTTACCCTGCGTTCAACTAATACACAAAACACAACTGGTGTTATGTGGCTAGCTATTGGCAAAATCTAAGGAATAACATGGAAAACAAATACTTCTATTCACCAAGCACGGGTGGGTTTTACCTTGAGAATGTGCATGATTTTATTCCTGAAGACGCTGTTCAGATTGATGTCGATACCTACAGTTCTCTGCTGTCTGGTCAGGAAAAGGGACTTGTAATCACAGCCGACAAGAATGGAAAACCGCAGCTATCCAGCCCGCCCGCACTCAGCAAGGACGAAGAGTTATCCCTAGCTGAATCAAGGAAAGCATCTTTAATGGCAGAGGCGACGGTAGCCATCAATCCGCTACAGGACGCAGTAGATCTTGGGGAAGCAACTTCAAAAGAAGAAGCGCTGTTGAAAAGTTGGAAGCAATACCGTGTGACATTAAATCGAATGGATCTATCTTCCGCTCCTGATATAAAGTGGCCGGAGAGGCCACAATAAATCATGCAGGTGATATTTGATCAGTTGGCTAACATCCTGTTAGCCAATTTCCGACCGTAATTCCTGAGAGGAACTTCAATTAACCTGAAGTTTAACTCTGCCAATACTGCTGTTAGCGCAATAGCTGAGAGTGTCATTATAACGCATAAGGCTATTGATTTAGATGGCCCCTCGCCAATGGAAACATAATGACGCACTGTAGCCTCCTGTACGAAGTATATTACTGGCATATGGATTATATAAATTGCATATGATCTCGCACCTATCCAAAGAAATATTTTTTTTAAGGATTTTGGGCAGAAAATATACCCTTTGTTAAACGATGAAATATAAACAAAAATGAATGACACGAGTGAAAGGTACCCTACAAGGAACCTGCTGTTGTTCAGGTAGTCACCTCTTATCATCAACATCAGAAGCAGAGCCAGCGTGACAGAGACGGATAGTATTCGGCCACTCATGAATGCAGGTTCATACCTGGATGATTTACCACTCAAAGTCCACGTCGCAATCAAAACGCCCCAAAGCATGGCGTCAATCCTGAAATTGAAAGTCAGGTTTCCTTGCCTATGGATGAAAAAAAGCACGAACAGCATGATGGCAATCACTGCCGTCCTTTTTTCTCTTGGTGTAAACAGGAGAAACAGGGGAAAAACTATGTAAAACTGTTCTTCAAGCGAGAGAGACCAGTAGGGACCGAAAGTGACCTGAAGGTGGGCATCACTCATAATGGCGGAAACAACATTATAATTGTAGGTTATTACTGAAAGCGCCTGGTAGATATTGAGATCCATCTTTCCAAATGCACCAGATATATTATATGTTGCCGTCATCAGCAGCATAATGACAACCCAAAATGTAGATGTTGGCATCAATCGAAACAATCTCTTTATATAGAATGCCTTTATCTCTCCCCTGTTGCTTATGCCCGCCTCTTTATTTGAGTCAATTGACCTCATTATCGACATGCTTACGACATAACCTGATATACAGAAAAATAGGTCAACCCCACCCCAGAAGCTGAACAATCTGTTAATTGAAGCGAAGAAGGTGTGATCGCTCCAGAAGTACAGAGAAGGGAAGTGCTGCACAAGAACCATGATGATTGCGAAAGCGCGCAGAATTTCAATGTCGCTGTTTGGTCTCAGCTTTTCCATTTGGCCTCAGATGTGAATGTTAAGCGGCAAGATAGTATCAACCAATCATTCTGGCTGGTAGTCATAAAAAAGCCCGGCGACCGGGCAATGACTCAACCGCGCCTCTCTGAGAAGGCTACGGGGTGGGTAATTTGAGGTTAGACACACCCCGCCTTAACCGCCAGATTGAAATCTCCTTTCCCATCAGACCCTTTACAAATCTGTGGCTCACTTCACCTTGATCAAATCTACCGATCGATATTACTGTTTATCCATACAGTATTTATCAGAGGAGGATTTATCATGGCGAGAGAGAGTGACATAAACGGTGCCTTTATGGCCGCGATAAAAAAAGACAGTATGGGTCGGCAGATAGTCACTACAGCGGCATTCCAGAAGAACCTGGACGACGTGAACCACGTCTGGACGCTGCAGGAGTGCAACCGGTGGATACGGTACTATCAGAACTTCTTCTTCGAGCTGGTCACGGAGCAGAGCGAGAACAAGACCTGGGCGCTCCGCAACATGGGATATGTGAGGTAACTATGGGATTTCCATCACCTGCAAGTGACTACATTGAAAAGCGCATCGACCTGAACGACATCCTGATGCCTCACCGCAATAACATGATCCTGATTGAGACGCCTGACGGGTTCGTGCTGGCTGACAAATCTGTTAAGCCAAAGCCCGGCGATAAGGTCGCATTCCAGCTCGGTGAATTCCCGCAACTGGGAAGACTGTTCCGGACGGGCATTATTACTCTGGATGGTGAGACGATCGACGGTGAAGGGCTGGAAGGGATTATCGTGCTGGGGAAGGTAACGGCTGAGGTGCTATCTGTTCACGAGGCTAGTCGCCCCATTATTTAA